TCGGATGACCGTAGAAAAACTTAAGAGGGAAACTCAGGAAAAGGTGTAAGTAGGCTTAAAGACTGACTCTTATGTTGTGTCCAGGGGCTCTACAACCAAATTGCCCGTAAAATCCGTATCTTACCTCAACGCCGTCACTAGAAGCCTGGCGAAGCATCTGCAAGCCATCAGCGTCGATGACTCGAACTGCTTTACCCAAGCTGTACAGCTTCCAGGTGTTCAACTGAACGCCGAAAGCGGCGTCAGACAGAGCATTCTGGTCAGGCACAACATTGATAGGGCCGCGTGGTCCATTGATTTGGATACCGCGGAAGCCGACTTCAGCAGTAGCCTTCAGATCGACGTACTGAACCTTAGCGCCCAGAGCTTTCTGGAGTTCACTGTAGGTGTCGTAGTTGACGAAGTAGTGGTCAATCTTAGAGCCTTCACGAGCGGCGCGTGCAGCGCCTTCGATCAGAGCTTCTTCGATTGGAAGAGCAGAACCGTCGTAGCGGTTACCGCCGAGACGAACGCTATCCAAAGACCGGTCAACGCCGAAGAAAGAAGTAGCAGATGGAGCCGAAGCAGGCAACCAAGCAGACAAGCCCTTCATTTTAAGACCACGGTCTCCACTTGGGAAGATATAGTCATTAGCAGTAATCGTACCGTTCGAGTCGTAGGCCTGAGCAAGTACCAGAGTACCAGCAGCCCTATCAACCGAAGTTACGAGAGAAGCAGAAACGCCAGTTGCGAATATGCGGGCCGACCCACCAGAAGTAGCCGAGTAGATAACAACCGTCTGGCCAACTTCAAAGTTGGTGATGTCGTTAGACTCAACCAGAGTAACAGCAGTTGTTGCTGCTTCAGTTGGTTCAGCAGTTACTTGACCGATCCAGCCAGTACCGTCACGGTACATAGCGATGGCAAGAGACCGGGTTAGAGAGCGAATTGCTCCATCGATCTCTGTGGTGGCCGCTTCCATGAACGCGTTAGCGTTGCCTTTGGATGCTTCGAGGGTTTCGTTGTCGATCGTAGCAACGGCATAATCCTTGACGCGGGTCAAGACGAAGTCGTCGATCGAAGAGGCGCTAGAGCCGCCAAGAGTTTGGGCGGTGCTGAAAGTAGCAGACCGACCTTGTGGGTTACCGTAGAGGATGGGGATCGGCAGGTTCTTACCACCGAAATTTTCCATCTTGCTAACGAGAGCGAAGAGTGGATTGTCCGAGTAAGTCATGTTCATAACTGCGTCGTCGGTATAATGGGCTTTGAGGGCCGCATCAAAACTCGTCATGTCTAAAGCCATAATAATTCCTTAATTCCATTTGATTAGTTGGGCTGCATTCTTCAGAGATTCTTCTGGAGTCATGCGCCGCTGTGTTGACTGCACTGGATTGGCGGTACTGTTTCCTGTGAGCGTGGGAGATGGCTGTTTCCCTGACTCTTGGCTTTGTTGGAATAGTGAACCAATCTTCTTTGTCTTTGTACCCTTGAGTTGTTCAGTGTACAAATAGTTTTCTACATCGTCGCACGCTTCTTTCAACGAGAGTTCAATCTGGTGTTCTTGATAGTGCTCGACCATGTAATTCCACACCATTTCCGTCGCGCTATAAGCAGAAATTAGCTCATATGAATCTGCTCCTTCTGCGACGAAAGATGATATACCTTGTTTAAAATCAGCTTCGAGAGCCGCCTGTTCCTTGTCAACCCTCTCCTGCTTCATTGCATCCAATTCAGCCCGCATTATAGCGACTGGATCTTCAGGTTTTGCTGGAGCGGGGTTCTTAATCGTCCATTCGTCTTCAGAGGCACCTACGTATTCCCGAACCTTGGCCCTATCGCTCTTCCAAAGAGCGGCCAATTCTGCCTTAGAGATCATCCCAGCTTTTTCAGCCTTAAAGGCTGCTGCTTGCTGTTGGATCTCCCGCTCACGCTTTGATATCGCAGCTAGGCGGGTATCAAAGGACGTGTCTGGGGTAGGTGCTGCGGGGGCTTCTGATGCGACGACTGGGGCTACTACTGGGGCGGCTTCTGTGCTCATTCTAACTCCTAATTATTGAGGCACGTTTGGTAGCAAAGGGGACTGTTCTGGGGCCATCGGAGCAGCCAGGGGGGCTGCATCACCAATCGCTGGCTCAGTAGAAGGTAACATCGACTTGATTGTCTCCCTCCACCGGGTCAACAACTCGATATTCTCTTCAGGCACCTTATCTAACCTGGCTTGTATGAGTCTGTGTTGTGAGGTAGTCAGAGCTTCTTGTAGATCCATTTCTGGTTCTGGAGACGACCACTCACCTCGATCCAAGATACCATCAACCATTTTATCGGTCAATTCAGTACTAGAGAGTTCTTGTTTCATTGCAGCTTCCACATCAGGGAAGTCAAGCAGCTTGCGTCCAAGTTCTTTCGACAACCAACCAGCTTGAACCAGTTCTTGAACCTTCTGGAGGCGTCCAGCAGGGGTTGTAGGGAGAATGTTAGCAGCGAAGCAGCGTAGTACGTAGGCGTCTTCGTCAAGGTTAACCTCAGACCATTTAATCGTCTCCATGAACGACTTATTGGCGACTTTAACTTTACCCTTAATACCCATTTCCATCATATCCCTGGTAAGGTCTACGATGATCTTAGTAGCGTCTAAGAAGAACTCTTCCCATCGCTGTCCAACAACTTGGAACCGCTCCGACTCAATATCCTGGAACTCTCTAAGTGCGACAGCAGACTCAAGCCCGGCTGGTTTTTGAGCGTTTGCAGAAAGCTGGCTAATTCCTGTCTGTTCATAAGCCGACTTGATGAGCCAACGGAGATGCTCGTAGATTTCAGAAGACATTGCGGCTGGTGTAAAAAATTCGGGCTTTGTACCATTGTATTTAACCACTGCCCCGATTTCGTTATTGATATGGGACGCAGTAACATTTGAACCGTTTTGGACCCACACGCGGGGCACTGCAACAAGGTGCATGGCAAGCTGTATGTTTCGAAGTAGTTTACTAATTTCGAGCTGAGTTCCATACAGTTCTTCGGCAAGGCCCATTCCCCAGAATCCGGCCACACGAGAAGACCAGGACCAGAATACGAACGGGAACCACGCCTTCGTATACTTTTCAGAAAAAAGAGTAACGTTCTCCAGACAGATACTATGCTTGCCATCAGTAGCCTCTTTGGAGGAGGGTAAATGCCAGCTCTCAACGACTCTAACAAGGTCGGGGGTGCCAGCGGATTTAGATACGGATGCGAAGGCTAGAGGTGCCTCGTAGATGGCTTCTTTGTGCTTAGGAAACATCTCGGATAGGACGTCTCGACTAAGGTATTTCTTCTGGTGAAGCTGGCGGGGCTTGCCATAAATAGCCTCACCATCATCCACAATGATCTCATCGGGGAGAACGCGTTCGCAAGCAACCGTGCCAGCATCCTTGTCGATGTATATCTTCAGAGCGCCGGTACCAAAGATACAACCGTCTCTGAATACCGCAGCCGCTTTCGCGTACAATTGCATGATATCAAACTGCCCGTCCATATATTGGGTCAGTTTCTTAGCCTTAGATTGTTGCTTATAGTTACCGTTTTCGGTAAGGAATAGGGGTCTAGGCTTGGTTTTACCAATCTTAGATGTGGCTGTATCCACGCAGGACTTGACTACGTTTACTGCGGGGGTATCTTTGAGACCAGATTGACCGATACCAGCTTGAGACACACCTGAGAAGAACCCAGCAGGAGCCTGGTTCTGATATAGGCGGGCGAACTGGAGCCACTGTAGGCGGCGTGGGCCTTGATCCTGCTCTAGGGATCGGAGGTACCCAAAGATGTGCTGGTATACTTCTTTGTCCTTCTCAGTCCACCAACGCGGGTTAGCATTGGCTAGGCTTTGAGCCGACTTATTGTAATGAATAGTAGGGATATCGGACATTTAAAACCTCAAAGTTTTAGTGTTTCAGCATAAAGCCGCGCATCTAGCTCAGCGGGCGTTAGTTCCGCATACTGGGGGGTGTCTCCAAGAGGCTTAATCTCGGGCTGGGACGCGGTATAAGCGAAGTCGATATCTAAGCTGCCGAAGGTTATTTGCGAGGCTCCACGGCTACGTAAGGCGTCTATAAAGGTAAGGACGGTCTCTTGGTTATTTAGAAGGAACTCCATGATTCTGAACTCTCTTTCTCTTGTTGTTGTTCAAGTGCTTGGGTATCCCACCAGAGATCAACCACTCCCTCGGTTGTCAACTCCAGGGGCTTAGGTCGGGCTACATAATTGTAACTCCAGCGCCACATGTAAAGGGCTGCATCGGAGGCATGGTTCTCACAACCAGAGTGCTCGATCCAGTTCCCACCCTTGCGCTGCTTGTCATCCCAGATTAGAAGCGCCCACTCTTCAGTGAGTGCCTCGCAGCTAGGTAAGACAACAACCTTTCCAGTTCGGAGGTCAGTATTCATAAGTTCAATAAAGTCACGTTTGTGTGTTTTTTCTGTCGATATAAGCGGGAGAGAGTACCGTTGTTTCATCTCCTCCACCGCTTGCTTGGCTGCCCCATCCACTACTACTGTACCGACCTGATATCTGTCGAGGTAGAATTGAATTTTCATGGCAACATCTGACAAGAGCATTTTCGACTCTTTGAACACCGAAACTATAAATAGGCGAGGATCGTAG